CGCGGGTTTCAAGTTCGCGTGGTGCGCGGTTAGTTTTTTCCATTATATTTTCCTCATTTCTTCAGCAACCTTACGGGCATACAGTTCCAACGGAACCCCCAACCGCTTGGCGATATTCACCTGTGTCTGCGTAAGCACGACCTTTTGGGGAGCTGTGCTACGGGTTGCAGGTGCAACAACATTGGATTTTGTGCGCTGAGGTTTAGCATCAGCGGATTTGTCGGCTCCAAATTGGTCGGCAAATCTATCGCGCATGTCAGTGTTGATACGTTTATAGTACTCCTCACTGCCTGCCGGAATTCCTTCCCCTACCAAGTCCTCGTGCAAGCCGAGGGCATAAGCTGTCATCCGTTTATTGGATCCAAACCACTGATTTTGGTCTTGCCATGCAAGCAGTTTTTCGTCCACGGGTGCAGCCGGTTGGGGCTGATATGCAGGTTGTACAACAGTTTTTTCCACCTGTAAAGGGGTTGGGCGAAAATTATTTACTTTATCCGCCTTCATTTTTGCGCCAGTCAACGCTTCTTGCGCGTTCACCAGAGCATCAGAATCACCCGCTTCATAGGCTTCTTTGTACTGCCGCTTAGCAGCTTCAAGCTCGTTAGCCACCACTTTCTTGGCTTGTTCTAACAATGCCGCTTGATTTTGGTTAACAGAACCCTTTAGCTGTTTGTTTTCTTCCGCCATAGCTTGGGCAAAGCGCATGGCTTCGTCTTTTTCACGTTGAGCCGTCTCTTTTGCACGGCGTTCGTCGTGATAGCCCTTTGTAAAGTGCTTGATGCGCTTTTGTACGCTTTCGTCGTATTTTGACAACTCATCGTCCGTCACCTCTTTGGGAGGTTCAGCCATGGGCTTTCGGCCACGGTCTTCTGGGGGTGTGTCGTCTACGACTTCAATCTCCGGGGCATCAGCTTCAGGTTCTACAACCCGGCCACCCTTGCGGGGGTTTGCCTCAACTTCGTCCGGAAACTCAAATTCTGTTTTTTCAATTTCTGCCATGATTACTCCTTAAGTTGGACGTTGGATACCACGAGGGTCTTGCACAACGGCTTGTACGGAATCGTCATTGATAAGCCTCCACTCTGTACCGTGGATTTTCATGCGCGTGCCGGTGTTTGGGCGAACCAAAATAAAGTCACCAACTTTGCATGATGGGCCAGATGGGAATCTGGTGGCGTCTTTAAACGCATCGGGGCCAATCTTGGCCACAAATAGTACGGGGGACAGGAGTTCCTCGTGGTGCATAGCTGTAGCGGACTTCAAAATGCCAGTCTCGCTAAACTCTTCTTCTGCCTTGGGCAACATACACAAAATATGGTACGTCGCGGGGTCCGGCACTTGTTTGGCTTTTTCTTCGGCGGAGGTATTGAGCACCCCACTTAGATCAACCGCACTAACGTCGAAATCAGTCATCGTCATAATCCTTAGTTTTTCGCACGAGGTCAGCAAGTTCATACTGCGCGGTTTGCAGACCCCGGATCGTTCCGCACAGTTCCTTATAGTGCTCGTGGGATTTAGCTCCACCAGCACTAATCACGTCGACAATCTGCTTGATTTGTTCGTTAAGCTTGCCATCTAAGACTTCAAGCAAATTAGCCATCATTCATCCTTTAGCATAGGGTTGTTGTTAGCGCTCTCAGCGGCCATCGCCGCTTGGCGCATCTTCATCATGTGCGCTTGGTCTCTGTGCTGTAGGCTCTGGTTATGCACCTGACCGCCGTGAGCCATCGCTTGCGTTTGCTGCGCTTGAGCTTGTTGTTGCTGAGCCTGAGCTTGTTGCAACTCCATCTGTTTCGCAGCCATCTCCATACCGTGTAACTCCTGCGCCTGCATGATTTCTTGCTGTAGACGCATCGCAGCCATCTGTGGGTCTTCGCCAGTTTTAGCTGCGTTCTCACGAGCCTTGAGCGACAACTCCTCGGCCTTGAGCTGCAAGTCACCCTTGACCTTGAGCGCTTTAATATCAGCTTCCTGTTTCCTGATCTGCAACTCTTGCATCTGCATCTGCATGATGGGGTCCTGCATCTGCTGCTGAGCTTGCTGTTGTGCGGCCTTACCTTTACTTGCAGCCAACACCTGCTGTGCGCCTTTAGCCACAAGTTTAGACAACATGACTTCGGCGGCTTCTGGCAGTGGCTCGTCTGGTGGTGGGAGCGGCACGCCCAACTGTTCTTCGACTTGTTTGCGATACGCAAACGCCAAGTGTTCTGAGAGGTGCGCCTGAATCTCGGCCCTCATCTTCTGGGCTTGTGGGTTCTGACCAATCTGCGCCATGAGCAGGGGGTCTTGCATCATTGATGTATGTACAGCAATGTGTGCGTCGTGGTCCTGATAGATAAACGCTTTTGTCGGCTTGCCATTCAGGAACGCCATGTTCTCGCTGACCGGATCGCGTGGTGTCATATCGTCATCCACAGGCACAAGTTTGTCTGCGTTCTTAATGCCCAGCACCTCAATCATCTGGCGGTGCAACATTGGCAAGTCATAAATTTGCGGGGCTTGCTGCGCCAACTGCATCACCGCTTGGTACTGCATGATGCGTTGAGCCATTGTTGCCGAATTGGGATCAGACACAGGAATTACGTCCACCATGTCGTAGTCTTCTTGCTTCGCCATCCGGTCGCCACTCGATGGGTCGAACGAATACTGATCTGGCGTGTAGTCACGAATGATGTCGCGCAGAAGCCGGAACTCTTGCTTCATGCTGTAGTGGACACGGGCCTGTACAGCAGACATTGTCTTAAGCTGACGCTCTAATAGAGCAAGCGTGGTACCCACCGGAGCATTCGCACTCATGTCGCTGATGTTCATATCAGCAATAGAGCCAAGGCGTTTGCCCTCGTCAGTGATCTGGTTTAGCAGCGCAAGTAGTGTCTGTGATGGCTCGCTGTATGGCAGCATCATGATGTTATCGCGCACTGAACCACTTGGCACGTCTACATCACGGAACTCACCGGGGTTTATGGGAGTGTCGTCTCCCTTGATACGCAGGCCGCGTGTCTTTAAGCCACCGGGCAAATTGCTGAGTGTGCCTGCGTCAACAAGTTGGCGAATGATGGAAGTGCCCGCACGGGCGTAACCACCAATCAGGTGGATCAAACCAAGACCATAAGCACCAAACCCGGGTATATATGTGTACTGTACGAAGTGGTCGCGTTTTATCTGGCGCTTGTCTTCTGGGTTCCAGTTCCTGCGAACAGCCAACACTTTGTTAGTGCCACGGTCGATTGTCACGATATACGGCAGAGCAATCTCATCCTCGTCTTCATAACCGGGCAGGTCGTAGTCGACGTGCATCTCCAAAATCTGATAGCGGTCATCGTCAGTCAGCGTAAAGCCTTGGTCTTCTGCTTTCTTTTTCTCGATGTCTGTGTGGATAATTTGTGGATCGCCCAGCTCAACATCGCGGTAGAACCCAGCTACCTGCAGCTTTCGCATCTCGTTCTTGGTCTTACGCATGATGTGCGTAACACGCTCAGAGGTCTTCAAGCTTGACGCGCCGTACGGAATAATGATGTCTTCCGCAGGAATAAATATGGCAACCTGACGATTCAGACCGGGGTCAAAGTAAACTTTCTTAAACGCGCTGCCAGCTAATCCAAGGGAGTACAACATGCGCTCGTGCTCAGGGCGATACTCAGACATCACCTCGGTGAGCTGGTAATTCATGTCCTCCCGGACGCGCTCCGCAGCTTCCTCTTTAAGTTTATCAATTGCGCCGATGATCTCGGTTTTGACCGGGCCTTGAGCAGGGAACGTTTCAATGATAGTCTCGCTTTGGAACCGTACAGCAGCTTCTGTGAGTACCGTTGAGAAAACACCGCAAGCACCGAGCCACGGTTCAGTACGTTCTTCATACTTCATCCCCAGAACATCAAGACCTTTGACGTACATGTCCACCCACTCTTTGCGGGCACCAATGTCTGAATCAACCATCTCAACCAAATCACTGGCAAGTTTCTGCAACTCGCCCTCGTCCATCTCTTCAGCAAGGTTAGCGTCGAAGTCGTCGCTTTTATCGCCTGCAATAATACCCATCAAGTCAATCTCAATGCCGTCCATGCCAACAAGCACACCATCGGGGTTCTCAATCTGAATCTCAATCCCGGGACCCTCCTCCATATCTGGAGCCAGTGCATCTAACCCAAGCGGAGCTGGGTTCAGTGAGGGGAACATATTAGTAGCCATTATTTAGTCCTTGTGTGCTTAGTAGTACGCGTTGCGACGGCCCGCGTAATAGGGGTCATTATCCTCGTGGTCACTGCTCAAGCGCAATAGCCCACCCTTGCGAATTCTCATCATGGCAAGTGTCATGGTGTCAACCTCATCGTCATGCTCGCCCGCAGGAAACGCCAGTATCTCTTCAACGGTAGCCGCAGCCCACGCATTCTCAGGGAACCAAACGTGTCCAGACGCAAACATATCTGCCACGGCATTTAATCTGGCAATCTTATCCTGACCCTTACCGGGACTGAAGTCCTGCACAAATATACCTGACCTGCGCATCTCGTCAATCAGCGGCTGACCGCTGGCCTTGGCCTCAACAATTACGCTGTCGGGCTCCCATTCTTTATACTGGTCGTGCGCCATCTGCTTTAACTCCGGAAACTCGTATTTCCCCTTGACTTTATTCAGCAAGATCACATTCTGGGTGCCATCTTCCTCATTCTCCCACACACCCCACGTATGGCACACAGAGAAGTCCGACCGTTCTTTCGTAGTTAGCGCCGTATCAAACGCTTGCACAATAAAGTCAATTCTTGGCGGGTCATCTTTAGTCCACCACTTGATCCAGTCCCGTTTTATGATCGCAGCCTCGGCTGCCGTCGGGTTTTGCTGGTATTGAGCGTACCACTGCCACATGATGTGGTGCATTGACGCCCGTGTTTGCTGCAAAGCTTCGAGTGACCACTGCTCTGGCCAGATTGACTTCTCGTTATCCGTGCCCTCATGAAGAATTGCAGGGAATTCAAAGGTTTCGTAGCTGTCCCCGCCCTCATTCATGGCGGAATCCTTAATTAGCCGCCCAATCAGGTCCCTCTGGTGCCACCTTGTGTGTAAAACACAGATTTTCCCGTCTGGCATGAGTCGAGTACGCAGACCAGCACTGAACCACTCGTACGCCGAGTCCAAAGATGTGGTATTTCCAGCCTTAATATCCTGCTCAGACAGCGGATCGTCGGCAATAATCAAGTGAGCACCACGTCCAGCCAGCGCACCACCCACACCAATCGCAAAATACTCGCCACCTTTGGTCGTATTCCACTGCGCAGCCGCTTTTGCATCGCTTGCGATGCTTGTATTTGGGAAAATTGCCTTGTATTCGGGCGTATTAATAAGATTTCGCACCTTTCGGGCCATTACAACCGCCAAATCTGCAGTGTGTGAGGCCACAATTACCTTGTGATCGGGGTGTTTGCCTAGATACCAAGCCGGATAGTAGATAGAAATCATCTGGGATTTACCCATACGAGGTGCCATAGACACCGCAATCCGGTTCTTGATGTTCTGCTCGACCTCCATCAGCAGGCCACCCAATCGTTTTAGGTGAACACCAAACTTATAGTTAACATCTATAGCAGCAATGAACGACAAAAAGTCGTTTTGGGCCAACTGCTGGCGCTTTCTGCCGTCCAACTCGGCAAACATGGCAAGTAACTCCACCGCCTCGTCTGGTGGCAGCTTCTTAGAAATCCTGTCAATGATCTCTGGAGTTAGGGTTTGTTCCATTTAAAGCGCTTCTATATCAGACACATCTATTTTTACTTGGGACATGGCAGGTCTTGCAGTGTTATCCACGACTTCCGCTTCCAGCACTTTGGTCAGGCGTTCACGCAGCATCTGTTCCAGCTCTTCCGTAGGTCGGTGGCGCATCGTGATTTCGGTCTTGTCCGTAAACAATCCAACGTCGCTAATTTTGCCAAGCATCTCTAAAGACTTCAACCTGATCCGTGGATCGGCATTGGCACTGTCGATGATGAGCTTATTAGTTACGTACGTCCTGAGTTGCTGGGCTGACTTTATTACCACCTGATCGTATTCAGATAGCAAAGACTGCAGATACACAACCATACCCGGAGATGCCAAGTCCTGATCCGATGCAAGGTCGTTCCCGATAAATACCTCGCGGGCCTTGTGCTTGTCTTCTTCGGAAATTTCGTTGGGAGGTGGCA